TAACTCAGTATCTTCAGGCAATGTCTTACTGATCCATATGTACTTACTGAACTCAGCGTAGTCCCAGAACCTACCTTTAGCTTCAAGCAAAATCTTCTTACCTTCAATTACCCGTAAAAAATCAGGGTGGTAATTATGCGAAACAGTATAAGGAACTTTGTCGGTATGAAAACTCCAACCATCTAAGATGCCAGAATGTAGTTCGTATTCCCAGTTAGAGTCGTAGCCCTTAACCAAATCTTTTTCTACTGGTCGCTTGACTCTAGGTTTACGATAGCCTTTCTTAATATTATTCAATGTAAGGTTGCCCCTCTACGTTCTAACTCTGCACTAACAAGCAACTCCAAGTCTTTTAAAAACTCTGAATCTACTTCAGTGATAGAAGAATCAGAGTTATATAGGAAGCTTCCCACTGCTATAATCATTTCCTCTAGTGAGAGGTTGATTACTGTTGTTTCACTTTCCATGCGATCATCTCCAAGTTAATATCTTCTATTTGAATTGCGGGAAATATTTTAAGCAATTGTTTAATTTTCTTTGCAACCCACTTAGGGTGATAGGCATTTAAATACATAGTTCGCTGTGCCATGAAATGTGTTTGAACAGGCATCATAGATTTATACGTCTTTAAATTTACTTTCTCTGCTTCATCTTCAGGTAGGAGTCCTTTCATCCACAAAACTAATAAAGACTCTGAATGGTTTTTAATACGCTTGCTCTTTTTTCTATTCATAAAAATTCTTCTACCTTCGGTTCGACAACAACTTCTGTTAAGTAAGACATGCCGTTTGAATATTTAAATGCTCTTAGACCCTGACCACCATTAGAATCTTTAAAACATTCGTGCTTATACTTACACCAGTTGCATCCTTTAGCAATCTTCATGTTTCCTTTCTTGCCATCTGGTACTGGAGGGTAGCATAATTCTGGCGGTTCATCAAGGTCTAGCGCAGATAACAGCTTACTGATAGAGGCTTTAATATTAGGCTTATCAAGATCATCAGGCACATACATGCACAACTCACCGCTCTCTTTGTTTAACACCAAGAAGCCGCCCTTGTCTGTGCCTTCAGCTTCTTCATAACCTGCAAGCTGACCAAGATAACCAAAGGGATCGTCCTGTGCTAAGCGCCCTTCTTTAAACTTGTTAAACGCAAAGCGAGAAGCTGTCTTAACGTCTACTACTTCGCCGTTAATCTTACAATCCATGTGTCCTACGATACCATCAACTACAACTTCTTTCTGCTCGTCTGTTACTTTGTGTCCTGCCATGCGTACAAGCATCAACACAATCTCTTCAAGCAAGTGGCCGTACAGGAACTTGATCTGCGTAGCCCCATCAATACCGCCACGCCCCTGCGGATCACGCTTCTCGTACCACAACTGTCGAGCAGGTTTACCTACGTTAGACATGCGTACAGTGAAATTACTGTCGCGTTCTCTGGGTGTAGCCCAAGATACTAACGCTTCTCTCATGCCCACCAAGGTCTTATCAATTTCTTCTTCTGTAAGTGGCAGAGGTGTGCCGTCTGATAGCTTCTCAAGGTGCTTGTAGATGTCGGGTACTAGTGTATTAAGCTTCATGCTGAACGTCCTTTATGTTTTTAATTGTGTTCTTTATAATGTTTAGGTCTGCCTTGAACCACTCGTTAACGTGTTCAATCTTATTTTTCTTCAGCTTAGAGTGTATTGTTTTCTCAGCTTCGCGCCTGTCGTCAAAGTACTCAGTGTACTCTATCATATAATCTCTAAAGGGTGAAGAGGTTTGATAGCTTGAACATCTATCAGATGCATCGACAGCCATTCCAACCTTGTACCAACCTTTCCATGCAGGGTTAGAGATAACATAGACATGACCCTCATTAGATTTTTCATAACCTTCAAGTGCAGAGAAGGCGGCAGACTCAAAGTTCTTGTAGTGTCCTGCCTTGTACAAAGGATGAGACTTAGGCACGTACTTGCCGTTAACATACATTCTATTTGGATTACTAACTGGATTATACTTAGTTCGGTTAGGGTTGTTACAAGAACTACACTGAATCCTGTTTCTTTCTTTCCAAGAAGGATTCCAATTACTGTCTGTCAACTCTACACCGCATCTCCTACAATCTTGATTAATGTGTTTCACTCCAGTTCTCCCCGACTTTATAGTCTCCGTCCAGTGGACAGTTTAGATTAAAGATACATCCCGCTTCTCTAATAGCGTGGACACCTAGCTTACCTACCTCTACTGCATCATCAAGGTGACACTCTATCTGCCATTCGTCATGTACGTTGGCTACAAACTTAGCATCATACCCATGCCTAGTTATCTTCTGGTCTAGGATGATCAATGCTTTCTTCATTACGATTGCTCCTGCACCCTGTAGCAAGGTGTTCAGTGCCGCGTGTTCGGAGCGCACTGTAAGCTTACGTCCGTCTAGTGCTTTAATGAATCCGCTTTTAGCTTCTCTTTGTACTCTGTCTGTAAGCTTTTTAAATGCAGGGAGATTATCAAAGAAGCGTTGTCTAAGTCCTTTCCCAACCGCTCTACCTCGTCCAACCACAGACCCAAGCTTTGCATCTCCGGCTCCGTAAAGTAGCGCATAGATGAAAGTCTTTGCCTGATCTCTTGATTCAATTTCAGCAAGGCGTTGATTAGTGGTGTGTATGTCTCCGTTAAGGATTTCATTAGTATAGCCCTCGTCATTTAAATAATGTGCTAACATTCTAAGCTCAAGCCCAGAAGCGTCAATCCCAACCAGACGGTAGTTGTGTGGTACTGTCCAACAAGATCGGCAATCTTCGCCGTATGGTGACGAACTACTAGGAATCTGTGCCATGTTAGGATGTGAGTGAGTCATGCGTGAAGTCACTGCGCCGTTAGGATTTACATATCCATGAACTCTGCCTGTCTCTTCGTCAAGTTCCTTGATCCAACTCTTAGTTTGAGCCAAGCGTTTCTGTAACATAAGGTACTTTGCAATCAGAGCGGCCTGTGGAATACCCTTAACTCTATTTAAAGTTGACTCATCTACAATAGGTTGACCTGTAGGTGTGTGCTTCTGAGGCTTCCAACCAAAACGAATTAGGTACTCGCCGATCTGTTTACGTGAGCCTAAGTTAAAAGGTGTTTCAGTTTTACGTGCGATGGGCTTAGAGTCCATGTCACAAAGTATACGTTCATACTCATCGTCTGTTAGCCGTGTGCCTTTGCCATGTTGGTCGGTTGCTGTCTTAGCTACTGCGCCTGTCGCTGTGTACTTGGGTGTTAGTATCTGAGTAGTAACTACAGGCCGGAACTCTTCCTGAACCTCTTGCTCTAAGTCGTGTAGCTTAGTTTCAAACATAGCCATCAAGCCCATAACTTTCTCAACGTCTAACACAAAACCGTTGGTACGCTGTTGATCTATGATCTTAGCTACGCCATGTTCTATCTGTACTGACTGCGGTGTGAACCCACGGCTCTCAAGTTTCAGAGCTTCATATACTTTAGTATTAAGAAGCACATCGTTCTTGCAGTACTCTAACATCTCAGGTGTGTACGAACTCCAAGCGTCTTCTTGTTTTCCGAAGTCTCCTTTCTTGAAGCCCAACCTGTAGCCCCATCCTTCAAGGCCGTGGTTGCCTTCGCGTGTAGGGTTGAAGAGCCGTGACAGTACCAGTGTATCAACAATCTTCTTGTCGAATAGGTCTACTCCTGCAACCTTTTTAATAGCAGGAATGTCATAGCCGATAAGGTTGTGACCGATTAGTTTAGTTGCAGAAGAGAGCATAGCATAGCCCTCGTCTAGTTGAGTGTTGTCGAATGTAAATACGTCCATAGTATCTACGTCTTGAGCCACGATACAGTGTATCTGCGTGGGGTCTAAGCCGTCTGCTTCTATATCAAATACTAAGTTACTCATTCGCGTACTGCTCCTTTAAGCGTGTCTCTAGCTCTTTATCTTTCCAATCGTTATTGGGACTACGAGGATCTTTAAGCATCTCTTCGTAATACTCTTTAAGCACATCAAACTCTATTGCAACGCGAAGCCCTGCCATAGTAAAGTGCGCCCAATCAAGAATCCCAACTGGTCTAAAGCTTGTTTTGTTTTTAGCTATTACAAAGCCGTTAAAGATTGTACCCTGACGAGTGTAGCTTACCTCATAAACTAAGTCAGGGGCTGTCTTCCTAAGCTGTTGTAATGCGTTTTGTAAGGCGTAAGTTCCGTAAGGTGTCTTACTCATATGATCTCTCCATCAAACTGCGCCGCATCATAATCATCTAGCTCTCTGAGTCTACCTGTCTTGTTATCATACAGTAGGTGAGAAGCAACGCCAACATCTCCAGTGTATCTAGACTTCAGTACCCTGACCTTAGTGGTCGAGGCTTCTATGTTGTCTTCTGACTGTTGGTTACGCTCCAAGGAGATCACGCAGTCTGATAACTGAGCAATACTTTGTGAACCTCTGAGGTGATTAAGCCCTGTCTCGATGCCGTTCTCGTGTCCACGGTTCCCTTCAACCCTGCGGAGATGTGAAACCAGTATCATACCACAGCCTGTCTCTTCTACCATAGTCCTT